TGGCAGTTTCCAGTCAGCGGGCGTCGCAGGATCCTGGACCTGGAAAGGAGTCTGCACTGCGACCAAGCGTCCGCATTATGTAGAACAGAACTGGGGATGCAGCTGCGGGAAGTTCGCCGGCAGACCCAGCATAAAGAGGACCAGCAATGAAACTGAGGTGGGATGCGACAAACAAGATTGACCGAAGCAAAGGAGAATACGTCCGTGACAGATCGGACGACCTCTATCACTCAGCAAGGTGGACCAGGCTGTCCCGAGCATGGAGACAGCAGCACCCACTCTGCGAAGAGTGCAGACGACAGGGAACCGTCACGCCTGCGACGTGTACGGATCACATTGTTCCCTGGCCGATATGCCAGGACTTCTTCGACGAGAGCAACCTTCAGTCCCTCTGTGACCGGTGCAACATGCTCAAAGGAGAGAGAGACCGAGAGCGAATCGGAAGATGGAGACGGGGTGTCGGAGAGCAGGGAGGGGGGTCAAAATCTCTAAAGCGTTGAGCCGTAAGACCAACCCCCCAGTTTTGCTCCCACTGAAAATGAAGTACCATGCAAAAAAAAGCCTGTTATGACTGAAGAAGAGAGAAAACGGATATACAGCAGCGGCGATTATCGTAGCCTGTCGGACTCCCAGCGCCGGGAGTTCCGGCATGTAGTCGAGGATCTTGACGGCCGCGGGCTCCTGAAGGTGACAGATGTGCCGATCATCGCGTCTTACGCCCGGAACGTGCTGCTGGCCCGGCTTGCGTCGAAGGAGCTCGAGAAGCGCGGGATCCTCCTGGAGGAAGAGGACAAGTACCACGGAACGAAGGTGAAGCAGAACCCGGCCGTCGATGTCCTTCAGAGAGCCCAGAGGGCGCTGGAGGATACGGCCATCCGGCTGGGCATCACCCCGACGGGCCGGAAGCGTCTGCCGGGCGACGGGCAGAAGAAGTCCGAACTGGACACGTTTATGGAGGAGATGAACCATGGCAGCAACGCTTGACCGGATACAGAGCTACGTATCCCGGGTCCTGCTGGACATCATCCAGAGCTGCGAGACCGTCCGGCTGGCCTGCCAGCGCTGGAAGGACGACCTGCAGCGGGATGACCTGTACTTCGACGAGGACACCGTAGCCCGGTTCGTGAAGTTCAGTGCCCAGTTCAAGCACTACAAGGGACCCCTGGCGGGGCAGTATTTCCGGATCGAGGACTGGCAGCTCTTCGTGGCAGCGAACATCCTCGGCCTGAAGAGGAAGGAGTCCGGACTGCGCAAGTACCGGATGTGCGACATCGAGGTCCCCAGGAAGAACGGGAAGACCTTCTTCGTGGCGATTCTTGCGGCGTGGTTCCTGCTCATGGACGGTGAGGCCGGTCCGGAGGTCTATGCAGCGGCCGTGGACCAGGCGCAGGCGCGCCTGTGCTACGAGGCTGCGGAGGTGCTGCTGGAACGGTCCATCTTCTACCCGCTGGTGAAGAAGTACCAGTGGGGCCTGAAGGTCCCGAAGACGGTGGGCGTGTTCAAGCCCCTGTCGAAGGATACGGAAAACAAGGACGGCCTGAACATCTTCGTCGGGATTTGCGACGAGTGCCACGCTTGGCCGAACACCCAGATGCTGGACGTGATCAAGACCGGCATGGGCGCCCGGACCCAGCCGATGCTGCTCAGGATCTCGACAGCCGGCATCGACGTGAGCGTCCCGTATTATCAGGACATCTCCGTCTTCGTCGAAGAGCTGAAGGGGGTGCGTCCTATCGAGGACGATCACTTCTTCATGCTCTATACGCCTGACGAAGGGGATGACTGGGAGGACGAAGCGGTCTGGCAGAAGTTGAACCCGAACCTCGGCGTGTCGCTCACATGGTCGTACATGCGCAGCACGTACACGGAGGCGAAGACCCGCGGAGGATCCTATGTCGCCGCCTTCAAGACGAAGAACCTGGACTTCTGGGTGGACGCTCCGAAGGTGTGGGTGTCCGATGAAGACGTCCAGGATAACAACGCCGCCTTCGACGTCACTCTCCTGGAAGGAGAGGACGTATATGTGGGCATCGACCTTGCGTCCAAGAGCGACATCAGCGCGACGGCCCTGTACTTCCCGCGCTACGGTGTGGTGAAGTTCCTCTTCGTGATACCGGCTGACAAGGTGTCGGACAGGGAAGACCGGGTGGACTACCGGCTGTGGGTCGAGCAGGGCTGGGTCACGCCGTGCCCGGGCAAGGTGCTGGACGAGGACTGGTACATGGCCCGGCTTCTGGAAGAGCTCACGCCCTACAACGTGCGGGCGATAGCTTTCGACCCCTGGGGTATGTGGGACCTGAAGACGAAGTTCGGGAAGTACGAGGACGTCCTGATCGAGTATCAGCAGTCGATGCGCTACATGTCCGTCCCGACGAAACGGCTGGAGAGCGAGGTGCTGAAGCATCAGATGAACTTCCTTGACAATCCGGTGATCCGCTGGATGTTCCGGAACGTTGTGGTGTTCCGGGATCCGAATGACAATATCAAGCTCAACAAGGCGAAGTCCAGAAACAAGATAGACGGTGTCGTGGCCCTTGTGGACGCGATAGGCGGGTGGCTGCAGGTGACCGGCGGTGAGTCAAACGAGATCTACTCTGACCATGAACTGCGTGTTCTGCCGCCTCTCTTCGGCTGATTTTTAATGTATTATAGAAAAATAGCCGTTTTTCGCGGATAATCTGCAAGTATTGTAGAAAATAACCGCTTTTGGGGCCTGACTGGCCCCTTTTTGCGCAGCTAAATGCGGTGTATTTTTCATCTTTGTGATAGCACGAAAAGCGCTCAGAAATGGCTCGCAGGTCATTATTTTCCAGAATCTTATCGCGGGAGCGGTCCCTTGAAGAGGGGGCGCAGCAGCGCGGCATCCGGGTCGGCCTGTCCGACTCGTCCTCGCTCGCGCCCATCTCTACTTTCGGGCAGCACGTGGACAATGACAGGGCGCTGAAGGTCACGGCTTTCTATGCCGGCATCCGGCTCATCAGCGAGAACGTGGCGTCTCTTCCCAAGATGGTCACCAAGACCACGAAGAGCGGTCCGAAGGCTATGCCAAACCACCCGGTCGCGCAGCTCCTGTCCAATCCCAACAGCTATACCAACGCCAACGTCTTCCACGGCCTGATCACTACCTGGATCAAAGGCTGGGGCAACGCATGCGCCATCATCCAGCGCGCCGCCAACGGCCTGCCGGTCCAGCTGCATCAGGTCCATCCGTCGGAGGTCGTCAAGATCTCCATCGTGAACGGGCACAAATGGTACCGAATCCAGAAGGTGGACCCGGATCTGGCGTACCTGAACGGCGACTACAAGGATACGGACATCCTGCACTTCATGGATGTCACCCTTGACGGGATCCACGGTATCAACCCGGTCCTGTACAACGCCGCCGCGCTGGGCAAGTCCCTCGCCACGGAAGGCTTCGCGGCTGAATACTACGAGAAGGGGGGCAACATCCGGGCGGTCATGGAGACCGAAGGCAACCTCGGAGAGGGCAAGTACAAGGTGTTCATGGAGCACTTCGCCGAGGCCTCGAAGAACTTCGGAACTCCCTTGCTCGAATACGGTGTGAAGTACAAGCAGCTGAGCATCGACCCGATGGCCGCGCAGCTCATCCAGTCGGAGACCATGTCCCTGCAGGATGTCTGCCGGATCGTCGGTGTCCCGCCCCACATGCTGTACGAACTGTCCCACGCCACCTTCAGCAACATCGAGCACCAGACGATCCAGTTCGTGCAGTACACCCTGCGCCCGGTGGTCAAGAAGATGGAGGTCGAGTACGAGCGCAAGTTGTTTGTCGGCCCTGACGCCGGCAAGTGTAACGTGAAATTTGTCCTGGACGGCTTGCTCCGCGGTGACACGGCCGCCAGGTCCGCCTACTACCACAATGCCATCCTCGACGGCTACATGACCCGGAACGAGGTGCGCGCCCTGGAGGGCCTTGAGCATGCCGATGGGCTGGACGAGTTCCTTGTCCCGCTCAATGAGGGCGTGGCCGGGAAGGATAACGAAAACAACAACGAGTAAGATATGCCTAACGTCAATTTCAGATGCATCGAGTGTCCCGAGATCCGGAGAGCGGAAGAGGGCCGGAAGCTGACCTTCGTGGCCAGTGACGGCACCCGCGACTCGGCCGGCACCGTCCTCAACGTGGACGGATGGGACCTGAAGCGCTTCAACAAGAATGGCATCATCGGCTATCAGCACAAGGTGTACGGCAGCTGGTCGGACACTGAGAATCCTGACAACGTCATCGGTAAGGGTCACGCCTATGTCGATGACAAGCGGCTGATGGTGGATGTGGAGTTCGAGCCGGCGGAGATCAACCCGCTGGCGGAGAAGATATACCAGAAACTTCTGTTCGGTTCCCTCAAGGCCGTGTCCGTGGGCTTTGTGCCTGTCGGAAAGGGCGCGTGGGGTGAAGGCGAGGAAGCACTGAGCGGCAGCAACCCGACCTACTACTATGCCGGTCAGGAACTGCTGGAGGTGTCCGTCGTGAACATCCCCGCGAATCCCAACGCGCTGAAGAAGAGTCTGGAGGCCCAGGAAGAGGAACTCGCGGCGCTTCGCGCAGAGGCCCAGCCGGGTCCGGAGCCCGAACAGGATCCTGAACCGGAGGAACCCGAGAAGGAAGAGCCGGCACCGGAAGAGCCCGAGGTGAAGGGCTTGGACGAGCTGGAGATTCGCAAGAAACTATCTATCGCAGGGGCGGCCCTGCTTTAACACTAAATATCCAACGCTTTATGAGAAAGATTGCAGAAATTCGCAATGACATCTCCGCGCTGATCGAGAGGGTGAAGACCCTCAACGCGGCGGAGAACGCAGAGGAACTGAAGAAGTCCCTCGACACCCTCGATGCGCTGCAGCTCGAGCTCAGGGCGGCCAACGAAGCAGAGGCCGCTGAGCAGCTCATCGCTGAGCGCAAACTTGACAGCGCGCAGAAGAAGGCCGGTCGGTCCTTCAGCCTCGTCAAGTTCATCCGTGAGATCTCCGAGCCCCGGGGACAGCTCACCGGCCTCGAGGCTGAGGTAGCTGAAATGGGCGCCGAAGAGTACCGCCGCCTGGGTCTCACCCAGAACGGCTTCGTCATCCCGTCCGCGATCCTTCGCGCCAACGCAGGCCAGAACTACACTACCGCCGTTGACGGCGGCAACCTGAAGGAGGAAATGGCGGCCCGCTATGTGGACGTCCTGAAGGAGAACCTCCCGATCGCCAAGCTCGGCGCCACGATCCTCACCGATCTGGTCGGCACCGTCCCTGTAGTGAGCTCTGCGCAGATCGCTGCCGGCTGGCTCGCCGAGGGCGCCCAGGGCACCGTGACCAAGGCTGCCTACGCCAAGGCCACCATGACCCCTCACCGCAACTTCGTCCGCGTCGCCTTCTCGAAGGACCTGCTCCGCCAGACCTCCTTCGACGTCGAGGCTGACCTGATGAACCGCATCAGCGAAGCTCATGCCAACCTGATCGAGGCTGCTGCCATCAACGGCTCCGGCTCCAGCAACCAGCCCACTGGTATCATCACCGCATTGAAGGCTGTGACCGGCACGCCGAACATCGTCGCAGGTGGCACCAACGGTGCCCCGATCAGCTGGGCGAACATCGTCGCTCTCGAGACCAAGGTCGCTGCTGGGAATGCGGTCCGCGGTAGCTGCGGTTACCTGACCAACGCGAAGGTCATCGGCGACATGAAGGCCACCGAGCGCACGTCTACCAACGGCCGCTACCTCCTGGATGGCGACATGAAGAGACTCAACGGCTACCCGATCGAGATGACGAACCTCGTCCCGTCCAACCTCACGAAGGGCGATGCGAGCCAGGTCTGCTCCGCTCTGATCTTCGGTAACTGGAAGGACCTCTACGTCGGCCAGTGGGGCGGTATCGACATCGTCGTCGATCCTTACAGCCGCGCCGACTACGCCGACGTCGTGATCACCCTCAATGCCTGGAACGACGTCCTCGTCGCCGAGCCGAAGAGCTTCGCCGCTATTGTCGATGTGACCACCACCGCTTAGTTCTCCCCCGCCATGCTTCTATCCCGTAAATATGACAGTGCCATGATGGCCGCCTTGATGGCCGCCTTGAAGAGTCATCTCCGTATCACGGCAAATGACCTGGACGGGCAGCTGGACATGTATCTGCGCGCAGCCGTCGACTCGGCCGAGCAGTTTACGGGCATCGTCCTTGTCAAGTCCGGGATGGAACTGGAAGAGGATTTCGCCAAACTGCTGAGACTCCCGCTGCCGCTCATGTCGGTAGAGGGGGTCTCGGTAGACGGCGAAGAACTGAGCTCTGAGGACTACACGGTGACCGGTGGCAAGCTGGTATTCTCGGAAGGTGTCTCCGGAAGTGTTGCGCAGGTATCTTGCACAGCTGGCCGGACCCACATGGAAGAGGACATCCGGGCGGCCATCATGCTCCGCGCCGCGAAACTCTTCAACAACCCGGCGGATAGCGCAGAGATGCTGATCAGCGCCTCCGATAACCTGCTCACTCCCTATCGTCAGATCAGGAGGTAGGCTATGGAGAACCGGATCAACATCGGCAAGCTGGATACCAAGATCTCCGTGCTTATGTACACGGAGAGCCGGGGTGCCGAGAGTGAGCTCGTGAAGACCTGGGTGGAGCACTCCACGCCCTACGCAAAGGTGGAGCGGGAGACCTCCGAACAGATCTCGATGGGCAATCTGGAAGAGCGGCAGGTCCTGACGGTGACAATGTACAAGATCCCGGAGCTGACGACCCGCTGGCGTATCGCGGTGGCCGGCCAGCCTTATGAGATCTCAGACATCGACCCTATCAGCAGGATCTCCCCTCTTTGTGTTTTGACCGTTCATGCTATTGACCGATAGGAGCAATGGCCACTGTACGGATAGAGGGCTTGGAAGACACCCTCAGGTTCTTTGACAAGCAGCCGGCTAACGCCAAAAGCATCGTGCAGA